GAAGCCATTTCAATCCTTTATAAAACAACCCAGCGACTACCGCTAGAAACAGTGACTGATTGACCTGATGCAATGGTTATTGCACCAACAGACATTGCAGAATTACCTGATGCTATGGTGTAGCTTGTAGATACAGTTTTACTGTTTACAACAATTCCATTTCCTGCATTGAGAATTGATGATTGCAACTCACCAGTGCTAGGCTTATAAAGCAATTTAGCATTGCTTGTATAAACTGTAGTTGGCGTACCTGATGTTGCACTTGCAAACAATGGATACAGATTGCTTGTGGTGCTTGTGTCATTGCTTAATGATGCGCCAGCAGAAACTGTAGCCCATGATGTATTTGTACCATCAGTGGTTAAATACTTACCTGAATTGCTTGTTTGACTTGGTGCAAGTGCATTGAATGCCGCTGTTGCAGTAGTCTGCCCAGTTCCACCATTAGCAATAGCAACAGTACCTGTGACATTCGATGCTGTACCAGTGGTATTCTGGTTCAAAGTCGGAATGTCAGCGGCAACGATTGCTCTAAATGTAGGAACTCCAGCAGACCCATTAGGTGCGGCTAAGACATAGTTTGCAGTCTTAGAAGCATAAGGATTAAGCGTATCACCATAACCACTAGCCAAGCTGATTGTGGGTGTTGTACCACCAGTTGTAGCTACAGGGGCTACCACTCCAACTGAAGTCACACCAGTATTGGAAATTGTGAAATTAGGATATGTTCCGCTTGTACTGATTCCTGTTCCAGAAGTCAGCGCAACTGTTTGGTCAGGGGCAGAGTTGGTGATTGTTACTGCACCAGTAGCACCTGAGACAGAAATGCCTGTTCCTGCTACAGCAGAAGTCACACCTGTGTTGTTAATCGTGATAGAGCCAGCACCATTACTAACACCAATAGCTGTTCCAGCAGTCAGATTGGCTTTTTCCCACAAATCTGTGGTGTCATTGTAAATAAGAACTTGTCCATCGGTAGGATTTTGAGCAGACACATTGTGCAACTCATCCATCTCATAGCCGTTTTGAATCCTGACCTCAATTGAGCCTTGATTTACATGGCTACGAGTTACAACACCAATATAAACCAAGTGATTCGGTGCATATTGCTTGGTAGATGTGTATGCGCCAGCAGTTGTTGAACTCAAGTACAACTGTGTGCCAGCGGTAAATGCAGATGTATCTAATCCTGTAATCTCACCAGCCAAAATAGCAGTGCCATTGTTGTTGTTTGAGATGTCAGAAAAAACCAAAGCAAATGTTTGAGCAGAAGTGGAGTCACTTGTTGCTATTGCCTTAGAGACTGTAGCTTTATTTCCTGATGCACCACTGATGTAAACAACTGTTCCCTTTGTCAGTGTTGCACCTGTTTCATTGCGAATCGTAGAAACAAGTCTTGGTGAGGAGTAAACAGCAAGATCAGCAGTTGAGCCTGTGGTTGTGACTGTGACACTTGCATCAGCAGATGTGACAAACTGCAATGTCTCTGATTGGTCAATCTTCTGCCAAACAGTACCATTGAAAACCCATTGAACAACAACCAATCTCCAACTTGCCAATCAGTGATGCCGTTTAGATTGGTAGAGCCAGCAGTTGAAACAATGTAGTAGTAACCATTTGTACCTGTACTGCTTGCCAATGTGGGAGTATTGGTAGAAGCATTCCAAGTACCTTGATAACTTAAACCACCAGCAACTGAAGCCCAAGACAGGGCAGAACCATTGGTAGTTAAGAACTTTCCTGAGTTTCCTGTTTGACTAGGAATCAGGTTATTGATTTGGGTCTGTAGGGAGGCTAGAGTATCAAGAATAGACTGAGAAGTACCGCCACCATTAGTAATGACTTTGATGCGTTCTGCAAGGTCAGGAGCAACAACCTCACCAACATTGAGTTCAACACCGCTAGAGAGTACGATGATAAGGCTACCATCAAAATCAATGCGAGCAGAGGTAACAGAAACACCATCAACACCATCCACTCCATCACGCCCATCTCTACCAGCGTCACCCTTATCACCCTTTGCGCCATCTCGACCTGCTTTTCCATCTTTGCCATCCCTTCCATCCTTGCCGTCTTTACCATCACGACCATCTTTGATAGAAGCAACACGCTTTTCAATGGCATTGCCAACATCGTCATAGCGAGAACGAATGTCTGCCTCAATTTTCTTGAGTGCTTGGACAACTAAGTCAACATTCTCGCCGAGTTTTTCGACATCCATTATTCAGTACCAGTTTGAGCAGAACTTAACTGCTTGGTCAATTGGTTGAGGAAATCTTCTTCCATGCCTGAAATCTTGTTGTTTTTCTCTGCCATTTGCAGTTCAACAATCTTAGACTTGTTCTTGATGTCAGCTTCTTTCAACATCAATTCGGCAATCTTAACTCTCTTGTCGAACTCTTTGGAAGCTAAATCATCCTGATTTGGCAAGTTTTTGGTCAAGGCACTGGCTGTTTTTGCTTGTACTTCTTGAGGCATCAACTGCGCTTCAACCAACAATTTCTGTGCTTCAGCCCGATTTTGCTCTGCCGCTGTAGTGTTTACAGCAATCTGAGCCTGTGCCGCTTGAATAGCCAACTGCTGTTGAGCCTGTTGCATCTGCTGTTGCTCAGGATTGGGTTGCATCATCTCATCCAACTTGGCAATCAACTCCATTCGGTTGCTCAAACTGGAGTTTGCAACGATACCTTTAAGGATAATCGGCAAAACAGGGGTTTCAGCACCCAAAGTCTGCAACAAACCAATGAATTGCTGTTGCTCGTACTCACGAGCAATGATGCCAAGGGTGGCAGTGGGGATGAAGTTCATGTCTACAGAGGGATAACGCTCTGGGTCAAACTGCATGAACCTGAAAGCCGCCTTTTTGATGAATGGAATCAAGAAATCTTCTTGGAAATTCACCAAAGTACGCTTGTATTTCTTAATGATGGAGGCAACAGCCATCGACATACCGCCGCCAGCACCATCACGAGCCGCTTGGCTGACCATTCCTTGAGAATCCAGCGTACCAGTGGCTTGCAAGAGCATTCTTTCAAATGCTTGGGCAGTGGCAAGGTTGTTTGGGTCACTCTGACCAAACTTGAATGGGTACAAAATTTCGCTAGGCGAGCCATTTGTGAGGATTGCCTTGCCCGGCTTTATCTCAAACTTCATTCCACGAGGCAAACGAGTGGCATCCATCGCAATCATGGGGCTTGTGGTCAGTGCCAATGAGTCCAAGTGACTGCGAGTCTGTGCATCAATGGCTTTTTGCATATTGAATGCCTTTTCCACTGTGCCACGACCCAACAATCTGTTCGGAATCGTATCGTCTTGGTAGGACAGAACAGGTCTGTCTTTCATCATGTAAGGGTTTTCCTCAGCTTTGAGGAGCAATCCATCGTTGGCAATCACCACAATGGCTTCAACCATGTCTGTGTAGTCTTCAGCGGCTGAGTTTTCAGGGAATAACTCAACGATGTCCTTGTTTTCCTTCATGTTATTGAGGTACTCACGGGGGACAAGACCATAGTAGGTCAGCAAAAGTACCTTTTCATCCTGATACTGACTCACCTCTTGGGTAGGCTCAAGGTCAGTGTCTTCGTAGGTGGGCGTGATGTCTACCTTTCGGTAGATGCCTTTCTCGATGCCAGCCACAATCTTGTGGATTGAGACATACTTCTCGATAGCCACGCCCATGCAGTCGTCAATGGATGTGCCATTAGGGTCAAAGAGGAAGTTCTTTGGGTTGACAGGCATGATCTTGACAGCGATTCTGTCTCGTTCAATCACACCAATTGCGGCTTGCCCCTGCATATTCGGGATGGCTTGTGTGGCAGGGATGTATTCTTTTTCGGTTTTGACAACAATCTCGCCAATGCCTGTGCCGTAGATTTCTGCCATCAACTCAATCTGGTCAATACTCTTGCGAATCTTGTCCTTCTTGAAGTCTTCCATGAGTTGAGCCTTAATCATCTCAACATCAATGGGGTTGCCGTTCACATCTTGGATATTGTCTTCAATGTCAAAGAACTCGCCTTGACCAAAGATGGCTTCCATGATCTCAGCGTGACGAGTCTCGACTGCTTGCTGAGTAGCAGGGGTGACAATACGGCTACGCTCAGACTCACGGGTTTTGTCTTCAGAAGCCCATTGACCTCGGAAGATGCGCTCATACTCTAGCCAATCTGGGAGGAAGTTGACATCTCGGTAGTCACGCCAGCGTTGGCAGTGGTCAACAACAAAATCTGTCAGTTCTTTATCAGCCTCAGTAGGCTCATAAAACTCGTTTTGCTCTAACTTGACTTGTTTTTCTGTTGCCATAGTGTTACCTTATAGATGAACCGATTGTATTTCCAAAAGGGTCGGTGTACATTGGGGTTGTTGATTGCTGATTTAATTGTCTTGCATATAAATCACGCAGAATTGCTTGCTCTTGCGCCAGTGTTGCATCATAGTGACTACCACCGGGGCTTGTCATAAAGTATTCTGGTCTAGAAAATGATTTCTGTAGATTTTCCATATTTCCAACCGCAAATGCAGGGGCTTCATTAAAAGAAAATCTATAGTTTTGATATGCTTGATCTGGGTACTGTAATGAGTTCATTTTTGAGTCACGAGGGTCTAATTTATACCAAGCGTCAAATAGTTGTTTATCAATCCCAATAGGGGGAACTCCAGTTTGTCGAGCAGTTTCTCCTATGTTTCTCACCTTATCTCGTATCACATACCTTAACGCATGAGTTAATTCATGCGGTAGTGTCACTCCTAATTTTTTACTGTTTGCATCTAATATTATGGAATTTGATTCTTTATCGTATTCTCCAGAACGCCCAACTTCAGACAACTTAGCAAAACTTATTTTTGGGAGTTGTCCAGTTGAATTCAAAAGAACAGCAGCTTCATATGCGGCAGAATCAGGCGAAAGAATTTTTTTCCATTCAGTAGGAAGCTCTTTAACCTTGTTTAACAATGATTGAAATAAACCATCTGCCATCTATACCCCACTGATTATGTCTAATGGTTGCCAATCATCTTCTTGGTCATCCTCAAAGTATGAAGTAACAGCCAGTTGGTCAATGTAAGATAAGGCATCGGGTAAGTCATCATGCACACCTTGGGCAGGGAACATCAAGAGTTGATCTTTGAATTCATCCCAATCTTCCTCGGAGTTCAGCACGATTCGCCCATGCTCAAATCTTCCTTGAAGTGACCAAATAATACGATCAGCCTTTTTGCGATTGCCGTGGGTCAAGTCAACTATGTGTGAATATACATTATTTTTCCGCATTAAGTCACTCAAATACGGCAAAACTGCGTTTTTTAACGCCCCCCTCTCGATTCCGACACTCATTGGGCGGTATTCACGCATTTTCAGCAGGATGGTGGCGGCTGTTTCCCTGATGTCCCACC